CTCCAAGTATCACCTTGGGTAAGAATTATGTCGTAAACGCCTACAGTGCTTGGTAGAGGTGTGCGGCCCTTAAGGTTGTTTTCCATGTACACGCGCTCTGGTTTAGTTGTTTCATCAATTTCTTGAGGTATGTATACAGGAACAAGTTTGTTAGTTGTGCGGGATACTCGACGTAAAACGCCTATTTCTATACGCCATAAACCAATATTAAGTGCGGAACAAAGCTCACGATATTGTTCTTTACGCGCTTGAATAATTGCGGATAACTGCGCAAATCTTTGTGCGCGTGGGATCATAACGCCGTCTGGAGCGGTAATGTTAATATCAAACGCAGAATCTGTTGCTAGAGCCCACAGGGCTTCTACAGTAGCTAACAGAGCTACAGGGTACTCTTCTACGGGCTTTAAACTTGAAATGGTTACATTGCTACCATAAGCGTCTGTACGGTTGTCTGTGTGTTGTATAACAGCCGTGTTAACAAAAGTGGTTAAATCCGTAGTAGTAAAGTAACGGTAATGAGTTCCAGTTACTACAATTGGAGCCCCACTTTTTGGAGTTTGCGTAAATGTAACCGTGCCAGAAACTACGCCTGTGTTATTAACAGAAACGTTTACGGTGTTAGTTCCTGTAATGGAAGAGACCATAGCGGTTGTAGCAATTCCAGTACCCGTTATTGACATACCTACAACAATGCCAGTTGTAGCCGAAACGGTAAAACTTGAAGTTGCGCTTCCGCCGCCAGAGCCAGTCTTAGTTGTTGAGGCTAAATTAAAATGGATAATGCCAAGAGATTCTTCAACAGTAAAATTTGTGGGGTTAGCTTGAACTACGCCGTTAACAGTAACGCTAAGATAAGTAGCATCTACAGGCTTAACAGTAAGATAAAAATCTTTGGTGGCGCCGTCGCCAGTTAAATTGGTGGTAAACTGCGAAGCATTGTCTCCGAGCTCTAACCGAACTCTAGACAAGAGATCTGTAAGGACTGCCACGAACGCTCCTAAGTTAACTACACTCTTATAAATAATGCCCTATTAGTAGGGAAAATGTTGCCTAAAACAGAAATAGCGGACCGCAGTCCGCTACCTCCGACATCCGCTTAGATAACTCCAGCGAGATAACCTTTTTCTTCAAGGTGACGAGCCAAGTCGCGAGCAACTTGGTACTTTTGACCAGCCTTAAATGAGAAATAGTTACCTGCACCAAAGGTCATGTGCTCAATATCTTCAACTACGCGAATAGTAACGGTATCGCCACCACGCGCTAAAATAGTTGGTTCATCAACGATAACTGTTGCCTGGTTAGGCTTAGTGGCATCAATAACTTCAGTCTCAAGATTAATTGCTTTCTGAGCTGTTGCCATTGCCATTTCTTGGGCTCGTTCCACCATAGCTTCTTCATTTTCATGTATAAGTTTTTCGCGGATACGCCCTGTGGCGTCGGTAGGCTTTGCCTTAGCTGTTGCCATGATTGTTTTCTCCAATGTTAGTGTCTGTTAAAAGGGGTGAGAGGGGCCCGAAGGCCCCTCTCGGGGGGTCTTACTAGTTGGTTTCTGCGATGATGATCGCTTGGTCAGTGATTAGACCAAGACCGAAGATCGAGTACCATGCCAAAGCATGCTCACGACCGAAGTCTAGGATACCACCGTCGCGAAGTTCAACCGGAAGGCTGATCGCGTGACCGAATGCGTTGTCACCAATGAAGATTGCTGAGTAGCGATCTGCAGAGCCGTTACCTGTGAAAGTAGCAGGTGTTGTGTAGCCACCACCAGCAGCAACAGTTGGGTTAGCAACTGCTGTATCAGCTGTGTAGGAAGTTCCAGCGCCACCAGCAACCTTAAGAACCTGTGTGGTCTCAATAAATACGGTGTCGTATAGACGTCCAATTTCACCAAGCATAAAGTTACCAGGAGCGGCATACTTTGTTACTTCGATGAATTCTGGATTGTCGCGAAGCTTACGGCTTTGGTGTGGGTGAACGAAAGCAACGTATGTTTCGCCCAACCGTGGGATGTTCTTGGTTGAAAGGGTTTCAACTGCATCTTTAACCGTCTTGGTTGAAAGATTGAAGTTACCAGTCATTGTTGCGCGGCTGGTGCCCTTAGTTCCGTCTGCGTAGAAGTTGTTCACAGCAGATAGGTTAGAACGATCTTCACCGTAGATTACAGATGTGGCACCGTAAAGGGTGTCGCGAGAAATCTGATCTAGGTAGATAGCCATGTTGCGACCTAGAAGACGTGAGGCAGAAGCCATAACATCATCGAAGGAAGCATTTAGCAATAATTCAGAAACAGCAAGTGCGTAACCATGTTCGGAAACAGTGATTGAGAACTGCTGTGCTGTTAATGCATTTGTAGACATACGTACGCCTTCAACCAATGGCTGTGCAAAGCCAAGGTTGTTGTAACGCATGAAGTTGATTTGAAGACCTGGTGCAACACCAAGTTCAGTTTTCTTTACTGCGAACTGCTCGAAGCGAAGAATCGGCATAGCCTGGAAAAGGATTTCCTTTGACCAGATTTGCTGAATCGCTTGAGTTAGCTGCGAGTTTGTGCCTGAATAGGCGGTTGGGGACGCGGCGAGATTGCCGGTACCTGTTAGTGCGCTAGCCACTTGTGACTCCTTATGAGTTTTGTTTTTGGGTGTTTAGGGGAGGTTAACCGAACAAGCCCTTTGTCCGCCCTTGAGCACTTGGGCTCAAAAGCTGACTTCTGTATTTAGCGTAATCATTCAACGACATAGCTGATATATCATCAGCTGTAAACTGCTTTGAGCCCGTCTCGATATCCAAAGGTCCAGCAGCAGGGGTTGTAACTCGTGTTCCTGTCATATCCCGTCGTGCAGCTTGCATTGCTTGCTGCGCCGAATCTAGGATGCGGGAAGAACGATCTTTCAATCCCTGAATGCTTTCTTCAATTTCGTCTTGCGTACTACCGCTAACCAAGTCCACAAGTTCAGGGATAATGCTATCCCGTTCTTGATCTAAACGAGTGTTGCGATAGTTCTGAATTTCCGTATACGTTTTTTCACGTTCCAGAAGAGCAAAGGCGCGTTCACGCTCCTGGCGCTCACGCTCCAACTGCTCCGACCATTCTTGTTCTTTGACCTTAAGTAGGTCGCGAACTTCAAGTTCAGCCTCAGCATCTTGCTTCTTTTGTGCGGCTACTGCCTCAGCTTCAACTTTCCTTGCGGAAAGTTCAGCGTCACGGTCCCGCTTGAGAGCGTCAAGTTCTTCTTTGAGCTTATCAATTTGAGGGTATAACTTGTCTTTTTCTTGGCTACGAACTCGTGCTAAGTCCTCTTCTGTATAGGACTTATAACTAACTTCGTTTGAAGTAGCAGCTGGTGCGTCAACGCCCATTTCTGCCGCTACTGGAGTAACATTTGCTTCAGCCGCAAAGGCTTCCACATCTGCGTTTACAGACGGATTCATATTATTTCCTTAGTTTTCTCTGGGTCGTTATCCAAATCGGGCTACTGCCCATACCACATCTGACCGAACAATTGTTTCTATATTCATTTTTGTACGAATAAACAATTTTGTCTTGTTAAAACATCATTGTTTAGTAGTTATTTGTCGGAACTCTTCTATTAGGTAGAGTCGTTCCATACGCTTTTGTGACTAGATCTATGCGAAGCTGTTGCTCTGCCTGTTGGCTTGCAATACCTGCATCGTCTAGAACTGGCATAGCCATAGGTGGGGCAGGTGCTCCTGCGCCCGCTCCTCCAGGAGCCCCAGAAGGACCCCCTACAGGTACAGGTTGACCGCCGAGACCGCCGGACAACATGCCTGTTAGGCTAGCAATTTCATTTTCAATCTGAGTTTGAACCAATTTAACGGCACCGTCAGCTTTGGCATCAGATATAAGTTCAGATCTAATTTCGTCAAGTTTTTCGTATGGGAACTCTTCACCAAGTTGGCGCAACGCACCCGCTTTTGATTCCAAACCAAGGGCAAGTTTTGATTGAATTTCGTTAAGCACAATCAATTTGTCTAGTGGCAATGGTGGTAAGAAATAAACGTAGTTTTGAATAGTTAATGGGTCATTAATATCCAGCATTTGAGCTTCGCCGCTAGTGAGTTGTCCGTCAATTGACGGGTTCCACATCATTGCTTCTGGCTCTTTTAGTGCAATGTTTAAAATAATAAGTTCGTTAATACGTTGCAGACCGCGACCATACTGCATAGTCTTTTGGTGCCACTTGTTCATTAAAGGTTGGAACTGAATAGAAAGTGCAACGCCTGAAGTGTTAGAAATAGGTTGTGACATGCCCAAAGCGGTTTCAGGTACACCAGTCATTTCATGCATGGTTTTTTTCATAAGTGCCATAAACTCCATAGCACCTTTAAGTCCCTGTGCGCCACCCTCAAGGTTTTCTACGCGGGCATCCTTAGGCAGACCGCCCCAAACTTTATTAGCGCCCTTTTCTAGCTGTGAAGCTTTTGCACCAATAATAACAGTAACAGGGGCAGCGTGGTAATTAACGATATCTGCAATATCTGTTGCCACTTCATTGTAGGTGCGGTTAATAGGAATGATGTCATGGCAATCAGAAAGCCCCCAAGGGGAACCAGAAATCCGAACATTAACAATGTGAATAACTGGGATGACGCCAAGTGGATTTGGCCTAGAATCAATAAGTTCGTCATTTATGTACTCCTCAATAACATCATCCGTTAGGATTTCGGTGTATGTAAATACCTGCCGAGTTCCTTCAAGCGAGGTGCCCCAAAATCGGTACTTTAGCTTGAAACGGATTAGCCGTTCGCGGTCATGCGGATGAAACTCGGGAAAACAAAAAGACGCGTTAAGGGGAAGAATGCGAACTCTACCTGGGTGTTGACGACCTACCGTATCGGTATACATTTCTTCGTAAGCAACTTTAACAAAGCAGTCTCCTGAGACTCCGCCTTGCTGTCCCATTTCCCACATAACTGTGGACTTGTCATTATCTACTGTCCAAGCACGCTCTAAAAGGTCGGGAATAATACCTTCAGTTTGCTTAGGGCTGCGGAAATGAACACCCTTGCCAAAAGAGAAGTTAATAATGTAATCGGTAATTGCGCGATAATAGTTAAACACCATTTGGGTTTCCCCAGCTTGGCGACGGTAAGACGCATGATGCCCTAGGTACATAGCCCAGTTCAATGAATAACGGTTTAGACGAGGGCCGTGAACCTCAAACTCTTCATCCGCTAGCTCTACTAGACCTAGCGGGGAAATCGAAATAGTTAGATCAGAAGATGCCGCCCTATAACTGGGTGGTGAGAAATCAATACTCACTTAGCGCCTCTCTTGGTTGACCTAACAAATAATAACATGGTTTGTGTATTAGCCTCGGTAACGTTCGCCGGCGATGCTACCAATGCCTACGTCTTTAGTAATTTTTTTCTTTTGCGCGGCTAACTTTGCGTCCATGTTTTCTTGGACATAATCACGGAACCGTGGATCAATTTCACTTTCGCGATCAACAAATTTGCCGCCAACCATTGCGTAGTGCGAGTGAACCCAGTGGGCTGCTGCGGGAGATGGGTAAACACGGAATTTTGCTTTTGCCTGTGCGACATACATATTCCACAGTTTAGGGTTACCCGCAATTTGCCTTGGACCCTCTTTAACAGCTTTGCCTTGAATAAGTGCCATAAAAATCCTAAGTGCCCCCCACCTACCAATGTTGTAGTAGGCAGGCAGGGGGCATTTCCCAGGTAGCGGGATTAGTCCTGAATAACAGATGGGTTTAAGCGGAACTGGTGTCCACCGTCACGGAAAACTTCTTCAAATACTGCTTCGCCATGATCTGCAAAAGCCTGTGACGCAAAGTCAACTAGTACTGAAGGTGCTTCCACCCATGCTGCTGAGCCTACGTGAGCACGCTCACGCATTGTCTCTTCTGGGAATTTTTCAAAGACGTTTTGGTTACGGTTGGGACGACCAGGAGCAGGGATATAACCTTGCATGGCACCCTTTGTAAATTCCATAGGAACGTCTGTATCTGTTGCAAGACCCTCTTCAAAACGAAGTGGGCCGCGCTGACCTGGAAGTGCAGCGCTCATATTGCGGTCATAAACTGTGCCAGGACGCTCAGGCATCTGAGGGGCTGGTGCGATGGTTTCTGCCATTTGGGAGAATCTCCTTAAGTATAAGGTTGAGGTACCTCAATAAAATTGTCCTAGTAATTAGGCTTTTTGTCAGAGTAAACTTAACTTATCTGAAGAAAGGTGAGCTGGACATTTCGGCTTCAGGCATAGTCATATCCAAAGTTAGGCAGCAAGCAATAGCTAATGAATCCGCATAATCATCATGTGCATGAGCTTCATCAGGGGCAGCGGCAGAAAAATTAGGGCCTTTAAATTTTGTTTCCAAGTCAGTCATTTGTTGGTAAAAACGTTTCCAAGAACGCAACCGGCGCGTTTTTGCATGCGCTGGGAACCCTACCATGCGTCGATCAATAAGAGCTTTAAGATGTTTCCATCTACGAGATTGTTCGGACGGGCTACTGCTTAGAGGAATAACTTCGGCTCGGGGAAGAAGTAATTTAAGGCGTTGGGCTACTGCATCACCAACACCGTTTGCGTCGACTCCCACAAGAAATACATTGTAGTTAGATAAAAAGTTAACAATCTGGAAGTATTGATCTTCCCAATCATCACCTTGAATTTCAAGCCAATTAAGTACACGGTGATCGTAGTATCCAAATTCATCTGGGCGATCCCAGTCAACCCAAACAACTGTGACTACTGTGGAGTCCATCTTTCGAGCGGGGTCAATACCTACAACTACAGGGGAGCGGTGCCAAGACCGAACAACTTCCTGGCTAGTATCTCCAAGTTCATCCATAGTTGTGGATGTAACAAACATACCTTTTTCAAGCATCCACTTACAGTTGTACGACATTTGAAATTCATCAGAATCCTCGCCAATACGAGTTATTTCTTTTTTAATAAACTTGTTGTACTGAGGATTTACTTTGGCTACTTCACGCCAATCCCATTGAAAATGGTTTTGTCTAGACCCCCTAGATGTTTGTCGACGCTTATTAATTTGAATAGATCTGTAAAAATTGTTTTTGATGTTTGTGGGAGTTCCAGTTTTTACCATAGTTCCTGCGTAGTATGCAAGCATCGGAGAAATGGATTTAGCAACCATGAAGTCATCTGCGCCCTGACACTCGTCAATAAGAATCAGATGAAAAGACTTAGACTCAATTTTGGCGCGGGGGTTAGCGGTCATCATCATAAGGGTAGACCCAGAGTTCTTAAGGCGAATTTGGCGAGTAATTCCGGGGACACGCCCTAATGAATCATCAATCTCAGGGTCGCCCAGAATTTCAAGGGCACGCTCAGATGTAAGCCGATTTACCGCTCTACCAAACAAAGTTTCTACCTGACCCTCAACAGGGGCAACCATACCAATCCAAATGCCGTCTTTGTACTGCCCCAATAA